AGCGTAGTAAAACTACCAGCAGCAGCCGTACTACCACCGATGACTGTGCCGTCGATGGTGCCTGCGTTGATGTCTATAGTGGAGGGAGAAGTACCCAACTCCACTATAGCGCCACCGCTATCCTCTGTAAACAAACGCTTGTCCGTTACGTTTACAGCTAATTCACCTTGTACTAGATCACCAGCAGTGGGGATAGCTGTAGTTGTTGAACTGTTCTTTGTAATTATCTTAGTAGCCATTAGTATAATCCACCGTCTAGTGTTCCTGTTATGTTAGCTGCGTTCACTGTGCTTGCTGCTGGAACCCAAGCGGCTCCATCGTATACGTTCATCTCACCGTCTACACTGTTGTAATAGAGAGCGCCTGCCACTAAGGCATCGCCATCGTTATCTAGTGTAGGGTCGCTTGTTTTAACGCCTAAGTATCTATCGTCAAAGCTATCGAGAGCAGAAGCGGCGCTGGCTGCTGAGAGTGCTGCCGCTACTACATCTGCATTGGTTAATACTACGTCAGCATTTGTGGCTACTACGTCAAGCCCTGTCAATACTACGTCTGCATTAGTCAGTACTACGTCAGCGTTAGTGGTGACTACGTCTGCGTTAGTTAGAAGAAGATCTGCCGCTGCTGCCGCTGCTTTAGCGGTTGCGATACCTGCCTGAGTAGTGGCAGTGGTTGCATCTGCATCTGTAGATACTGCATCTGCTGCTGTAGCTATTGCATCTGCTGCTGTGAGTAGTACGTCGGCATTCGTAGAGTCTACGTCAGCCCCTGTGAGAACTACATCTGCATTAGTGAGGATAACATCCGCTGCTGTAGAAGCTGCGTCTGCGTTTGTTAAGAGTACATCCGCTGCTGTAGAAGCTGCGTCTGCTGCTGTAAGTACTGTGTCTGCGTCTGTTAATACTAAATCTGCTGCTGTGGCTATTTCACTAGCCGCTGCTGCGTTAGCGGAAGCTAGTGCCTCTGCTGCTTTAAGTGTAGCTATTTGGGCCTGTTCCGCTACATAGCTTGCATAAGCGTCTGTGCTTGCATCCCCAGCGCCACCTGCTCCTCTGTATAACGGCATACTACCCTTCCTTAATAAGTATTAGAAAAGTAAAAGGGGGCCATTGCTGACCCCCGATCACAGGGCTATTAACCGTTTACTGCAAGTACATATCCAGCTTCAGGACGTACAACCTTAGTACCGTAGAGAGTATCTGCGGTATAGAGAGTACCAAGCCATTCCTGCTTGTACTGAGTCTGTGAACGTACACTCTTCTGTACGGCAAGGACTGAAGTGTCCTTATGGAACAACTGAGCACCACGAACGATACCACCAGCAGCATTCTCAACCGCTGTTTCGAGGATAGGACAGTTGCTGGTTACAAAGATGTCAACGCCGTAGAGGTTGCCCAAACGACCATTAACAACAGCACGACCATCTACGAAGTCTGTAGAGACATACCGATCAATACCCATGATTGCGTTACGCAGCGCGGGTGGTACAACAAAAGAACGATTGTCCATAGGGACATCAGCATCATCCATCTGTTGAATCAGTGCGCGGAAACAAGCATCCGTGAATACATCAGCAGTTACTAGAGTATCAACAGCGTAAGCAGTCAAACCAGTAGATGCGTCACAGTACAGTACGTTTGAGTGAACCCAATCAGAACCGTCACCGTCACCGAAAGACTGGCCCAGCAAAAACAGATCAGAGTCTACCTGCTTTGCAAGACCATAGCCAGCATCGCCGGTATAGAATTGACGCAGTGAGGACAATGCCTGTGCTTCGGTGATATCTTCGATAACCCGTGAGTACTCGTAGTGCTTGTCGATAACAACAACTACTTCTGACTCTACGTTACCTTGTACAGTAACAGCTTGATTCTCTACCTTAGCAGCAGCAACGCCACGGGTAGGGGCGGGGATATGGATAGTATCGCCCTTCTTGCCGGTCATAGACATATTCTTAACGCGTGGGGCTAAGACTAGGTTAGTTTGGTAAGCAGCGATAATCTCATCACTCCAGATCTCTGGAATGAAAGTTGCGCCTTCTGTGTTGCCGGTGAAGCCGCCGGTAGCTGGATAAGTTGAAGTAGTCATAATATAGTTCTCTTAATAATAGTTTAGGATTTTACCCTTCCCTCTGCGTAAGCCTTCATGATTTCATCTGAAAGCGAAGCGTAGCGGTCTGGGTCGGTTTTCATTAGTTTAATAATGTCTGCTCGTCGATAGATTTTCCTAGAGGCACTCTCTGTGCTACCAGTGGCATTGCCAGTGGATGCTTGTCTGACTGCCTTGCTTCTAGTCTGTTTCTCAGCAGTTACAGCTTGATTTACTATGCCTTGACGTTCCTTCCAGTTAGTGAAGAGTTCGTCGGCAGCTTCGTAGTCGTACTCCTTGTCTGCTTGATAAAACAACTGAGTCCTGATCTTAGAGCCTTGAACCCACTCACCGAACGATGACGTAGATAAGATATCTGCCATATCGGGGTGTTTCTGCTGTAGGGTCTGTAGAGCATTATTCTTTCTTACTTGCGTATGAAACTGCTCTGCTTGCCTTACTTTAGGGTGGTTATCAATAGCTCTCTGTACTGCCTTCTCAGGGTCAGAGAAAAAATCTACCTCGTCTTCAGGTTCTGCTTCCTGCTGTTGATTGCCGTTACCTGTGGATGTGAGTTGGGTTTGGATGTAACTGTCAACAACTTTTCGTAAGTCTCCAACTTCAGCACTCTGGCGCCCTAAAAGCTTTTCAGCTTCCTGATGCATCCGTACAATATCCTGTACAGACTTGCCTGAGTACTTATCTGGAATGCCTTCTTCTTCTTGAATAGGTTCCTCAGCGAACTGAGCCTGTTCTTGATCGTTGTCTTCTTCTGTATCATCAAAACTTTCATCATCAACAAATGTAGCTGCCATCATTAAACTCCGTACCGTAGCGTATTATGGAGGAATATATTATGGAAGTTCTCAACCTTCTGAGTTTGTCTTCCTTTCGTGTTTGATCTGTTTCTCCCTGTTCTTTGCCCACTTGATGGTAGCGCCGGGGAAATCCCCAGAGATAGCATCTAGCCTGCTCCGAACCGCAGAAACGATCCGCTGTGCTTCTAAGCCACAGGTCTTGCAAGGATGTGCAGTAACGTCCGTAGAGACTAAAGCCTCAGAGACATGATTGTCTGCACATTTGAATTCAAAGAGTCTCTTCACTTAGGACTCTTCCACATCAGTTTCTTCTTGCTGTGTTCTCAGAGTCTCTAGTTGATTCTCTAAGTTCAGCAGGTTAGCCAGTACAAGCAACTGCCCCTTACGGCTGTAAAGGTCTTCAGTGTCTTTTACTGATTCTACTGAGTTGATATGATTAGCGTTAGCAGTCAGATCGTTAATCAAGTACTTCCAACCGTCAGACAGAAATAGCTCTGCCATCGCATTATAGTACTTCTCAAACTCAAACGCTTGTGTATCTTGCTGCATCTGTTTCTCCCAAAGGACAGTTAACTTGAATTATATTCATCTTACAGGGATATTATAACATACTTCCCTTTAAAGGTCAAGTCTTTTTCTTTGTTTCTTTAGGCGCGATGGAGTCCTTAACTTCCTTCAACTCAGCCCGAAGGTTGTTGAAAGCTGCGTTAATCTGATCCAATGCGTCCTTAAACTCTCTATCACTTATCATTGTTGTGGTTCCTATAAGGTAGTAATTTATTTAAACCTATCAAATCCATAGGCAATCATATTGAAGGAATCTGCATTAGCTGCATTATCCTTGACGGTAACAACTAAACGCTCCTTAGTTTGAGCGTTTAGCTTCAGACCAAAAGAAGGGAAGAGGCGAGTAAAGTCTATGGTCATAATGTAACCATAGTCATTAAGAGCATTTACATGCCGTGTCTCCCAATCACTGGGTAAGAACGCCATATCTCCCAGCCTAAACAAGTCTTGATTAGACTTGATTGCCTCATGTATATTAACCTCTCCTCTAGGAGAGTCATAGTACATCCTAAATCCATTTGTAAGAGCGGCACTGTCTGCCCACTGGAAAGGCTTGCCTGTTGCCCCATAACCTACATCGACGCTTAGACGGGTTATGTATCTATCGTCAGCACCAGCCGCCTGTATGAAGAAGCTGACAGGGGTAACTGAGCCATCAATACCCATCTCATTAGCACCGCCTTCTGTGCCATCTACAGTAAGGTACTGGCGCAAAGGTTTAATCTTTTGAGGTGAGAAGGGAGGATAGGTAGAGGTAGTGACTAACAATTCCTGATCGTCAGTCACTACTGCGTCTATATTGTTCCCATTGGTTATCCTAATTTTGGCAGACATTAGGTAGCACCTATAGTCTCATACCAGAAGAAGAGGTCATGACTACAGAGGCCCGTAGTGCCTGCGTCATACTCAACGGCAATAGCATCTCCCGGTCCTAAGATCAAAGCGCCGTCGTAGTGCATCTCACTGTCCCCAAAAGCCTGCGAACGATGCGAGCCAATCTGTTGGATAGAAGTTAATCCTGTTATGGGAGTGTCACCGGACATGGTAATGGCCTCAGCAGACAAACCGGAAGCAAGGTTAATGTTGCTTGGCACAACTACTGCACCACTGGCTGCAGTTCCTGTCACTGACCATACCTTCCACTTTACGTTCTCTACACTGTGGAACTCAATGCTACGCACAAACAGGTTACGAGTGGGGCTACTGTTCTTTAGATAGGCTGTGTAATCCCCAGCAGCCGCAGTGATATTGTCGTACACAGCGTTGAACGCCTGACCAAAATCACGGGAAGCATAGAAACTACGCCCCTGTGTTTTGGAAGATACATTCAAACGTTGCACAGCTGAAACACTGGCTGTTCCGTTCTTACCTTTACCGTCTTCAATCCTCATTGGGTATATCCTCTGGGTGTATATTAGTATTAAATGCTTCTTCAAACCGTAAGTTTAATAATGTAAGTTCGTTGAGTACCCTAGTTAGTAGCTCATCGTTTTGTCTCCTAAGATCAGGTGCGTCCTCTGTTTCTTTCCCTACAAAGCTCATATAATTATCCAACTATTATCTATGTAGATGAGCTGAATGCTCACATCTACCCCCAAAGAAGTAGACGTTTCACCATCTACAGTCCCGACCACCGTCACCGTGCCTGTTCCCAGCCTTTTAATCGTCCTTCTTTGCCCCTGTGTAGGTGCTGGATGTAATGTAATAGTCTGTAGAGTAGACCCTGTACACTTGATTATCTCCTCTAAGGGGTCTGAGAGCGTCGTGTAGGCGTTTTCTGTTATTAGGCTTATCGACGGTAGGGGTGCAGTGATAGAACCCCCCATAGACACGTTGTAGTTGCTCTCAGCGGATTCTACCCGTATCTCTCCAGCATCTACATCCCTCCCGTCCGAAAAAGAAACCACAAGATGGTTATCAAAGTCCACCCTAACATCAGTAATGGATACTCCAACCTTTCCTTCTTTCCCTTCTTTTCCTGTTTCGCCTTTAACTCCCGCAGCGCCTCGGTCGCCTGTTGCTCCTTTCGGGCCTTGTTTCCCCACTGCGCCTTCTTTGCCCTGCTCACCATCTATCCCCCTATCTCCCTGTTTCAGGGTGAGTTTAGTTATCCTAGCCTCCAGTTTGTCGAAGACAGCTAAGAGTTTAATATCGTTACTGAGCATTAGGGGCTACCGGCGCTTGTTCCTGTGGGGACAGCCTACGCATCAGTTCGTTCTCTGCGGGGCTGGACTGCGGTTGGGCCTGCATACTACTAGCTTGATTAGCTACTGACTGCTCCTTCACTTTCAAGTCCTTTTGCTTGAGTTTTAAGTCAGCAATCTTCAACCTGCGTTCAAACTCCTTGTCATCTGCTGTGCCTACCTGTAGGTTGGTAGTGATAGCCTTCATCTTCTTGATTTCAAGCTCTTTAGGTACTGCATCAGCTTCTGCTTTAATCTTACCAGCCCGTGCCATAGACTCTGCGGCCTGCGCCTTAAGGGCATCAGTCTGCGATTGCTGAAACGCCATCTGGGCTTGTTGCTCTGCTTGTGCTGCTTGTTGTGCTTCTGGATTAGGCGCCTGTGCTGCTTTCAGGGTCTTAATCAACTCTTCTCTATTAGAGATATTCATGTTGTTGATGATAGACTCAATCAAAGCAGGGTACGCAGGGGAGTCAGGAGACATAGTCTGCATCAACTGGACTAGCTGTGTAACCTCATACTCACGGGCCATAATGCCTAAAGTAGATGACGCAGTGAACTTGTAGTCAGTTGCCTTATAGTTATCAGGGTCAAACTGCATGTATCTGAATGCAGCCTTCTCAACGAAAGGAATAAGGAATGCTTCCTGAAAGTTAACTAAGGTACGCTTGTGGCGCTTGATGATAGCACCTAAGCTCATAGAGATGCCAGCAGCGGTTGCTTCGCCGTTAACTGCACCGCTAGTACCCGTTGAGTCTACAGCGCCTGTGGAGGTCTGTACCATCCTCTGAAGGGCATCTGCCTGCGCGAAGGTGATTTGACTAACCTGACCGAAGTTAAAGGGATGGAGAATCTCAGCAGGATTGCCGTTGGTTAGCAGGAGTTTGCCGGGGGCAATCTCAGGCCGTGAGCCGCGTGGGATACGAGTAGCATCCATAGCCATCATAGGGTGTACTGTAAGGCCCAGTGCGTCGATACGTGCTCTAATCTCTGCATCCAGAGCTTTCTGACTGTTGTAGCCCTTCTCACAGACACCACGGCCCCAGAAGCGCCCCGGTACTACATCCCACGGGAAGGCCACGATAGGCCGATCCTGCATCATGAATGGGTTTTCTTCAGCCTTTAGGCAGACACCGCCATTAGCTAAGACTACAATAGCCTCAACGTAGTAGGGGAGGTCGCCTTCATCATCTTCAGTATCGAAGCTCAGAGAGACTACGTCTGAATCTTCTTTATCATCATCATCATCATACTTATCTGCTATAGCCCTCTCTAAGAGGTGCCGTGGGACTAGACCGTAATACTTCGTAAGCCGAACTTTATCGTCTGAGAATGACACTAAGTCCTGATCGGGTTCAATGTCGAAGTCTGGGGTAGCAGTACCGATGTACTCATCCCTATAGACACCCTGCTCTTGTAGTATCTCTACGCTGTGGCGGGAGACAAACCTATCTACAGCTACACCTAAAGCATCATCTATAGACGTAGCTACAGGGTCAATTAGGAAGTTCTGAGGCATGATGGGTTGCAGCTTACAGACTGTACGGGTGACAATATCAACACCCACGGCTAACATATCACCATCCATAATGGGTTGAGTAGCAGGGATTCTCTCTTTAATCTCTTCTAAGATTATCTCCCCCATGCCATTGCCAAAGACAGCAGCGTTGATGAGACATTCAGCTACTGCCTTCCTTACTTTAGTCTTACTGAACGACTCATGCAGCTTCTTCCGAAGGTAAGCGACATCCTCTACTTCTGGGTCATCCATATCATCAGTAATGTTGAACCATGTACCTCTACCAAACGTAGCTTCCTCTACCTCCGCTACGGATGACTCCACAGCCTGTTGAAGTGCAGGAGAGATAATGCGTGAACGCTCAGACTTGCGGGTGACATCACCTGCATCCCAGATACCCCTCCACAGACGGTAGTACTCATCGTGCTTCTCGCTGTAGTTTGCCTCATAGTGGTCACGCCACTCATCACATTTGCCCATGACCCAACCAGATAGCGACTCATCTATCATGGATACTTCTAACTCACCTTCATTATAATCTTTCATCTAATATCCTTAGTAGCCAGCTACGGAATCCATAGCAGTAAATTCATCGAACTGTTCAAAGTTACCGGCGTAGACAACCTTAGCGAGCTGATCTATGTAGGCGAGTGCATCAATCAAGTCATCGTGTGTCAGGGCATCAGGGAATTGAAACAACTCATCTAAGAACTGTGCATTCCAATCTGCTTTCTTTACGGTGATTAGACCATGCTCAAAACGCCCTTGTAAAGCCCACATGATTCTATCAGTCTTCTTCTGGTTGCCGTGGGTTAATTCATCGACCCTGAAGAAGAAGCTCTGTCTCTTCATCATATCTGTAAGGGGAGACATCACAGCCTGTTTAGCTATCCCTCTCTCAATCCCTACACTGATTGGTTTATAGTCCCTGACAGCTTGAAATATCTTCTTAGCAGTATCCTCTAGAGTCCACCTACCATATATCATATTCTCTATGAACCACCCATCTTCATTGACAAAGACAACAGCGATGGCTGTATTGTCCAGCGTAGACTTCTTAGTCTTCTTCTTACCTACCTCTAAGAAGCCAGCAGGGTCTATAGCTATGAAGTAATCTCCAGCCTTAGAGGGCTTATCCTCTGCAAACTTAACCCAATCCTCTTTGAACATCTCAGAACCCATAGCCTCAAAGGATGCCATGAACTCCTGCCTGAAGGCGTAGGATGACATAGACTTCTTAGCTGAGTTAATCTCCTCTGGATCTAGTAGAGGGTTATCGTAGCTAGTGAAGTGCCACCCAGCGTAAGACGGGTCATCACCTAACGTAGCGTACTTGTATAGGTCGTAGAAGTGGTTACGCCCCATAGGTGTACCAATGAACAGGGCATGGCCCTTCTGGTCAGCTAGTGCCGGTCTTAGGATTTGCTCCCATACATCTGACCTAATGTCTGCGTATTCATCTAAGACTAGAAAGGCTAATGACACACCTCGCATAGTCTCTGGTCTATCGCCACCTTTGAGGCTTATGGTAGCGCCATTAATTAATTTTATTTGTAGATTATTAATATGACTAGAAGTAATGACAGGACGGCCCAGCTCCATTAGGGTATCCCACATAATATCTCTAGCTTGTCCCTGCGTAGGGGCTACATAGAAGACAGTACCCTTCTTAGTCTGTAGGGCATTCACTATCAATAGCCACGCAGCTAGTCTAGACTTACCTGTACGCCTCCCAGCAGCTACTACCTTGAATCTAGAGGTATCATCCCATACTTCTTGTTGCCAAGGCAGTAGAGCTACGTTTAAATCAGTCACTAATAAGTCCAGATAACTGGTGTAGTAGCTCTAGTATCTACATGAACAAAGGACTTAGCTATACCTATACCAGTAAAGCCCAGCGCAGTAGCGTGTTTGACTATCAAATACCTCTGTTCTGCATTCTTTACTGCTATATCAGCAGCCATACCTAATGTATGCTGGCCTCTGCTCCCCTCCGGTTTGGACACCTCGGCGCTATGCTTAGGGGAGCGGTAGCCGCTAGTAACTATGAAGGGGAAACCACAGACATCCCTAAGGTGGTCTAATCTATTGACGAAGCTGGGTAAGATAAAGTTCTCTCCTGTCTCCTGACAAGCAAAGTCTTCTAAGTCGAAGTATCTATACTCCTTCATCGTACTCTCCTTCAATAGCTTCGTTGTCATCACCAGCAGAGACTATGGTTGTCTCGCCACCTACGCCTGTAATAGAGATTGACACACTGTTGCGTCCTCCTCCAGCCTTATCCTTCTCAAAGTAACTGACTGGAAGCATTCTATCCATAACTATCTTCCATGCTGCTGCTTGATTCTTATGGTCGTTGTCTAAAGCTGCATCGAAGATTGACTCCAAGACCTTATTAGACTTAGGTGAGGCAAGCATACGGGCTTTATATTCATTTATAATCGCAGCATCCCCTACTGGCCTGCCTAAGACAGCTCTAGAACCTCTCTTCTTACTCTCTACTTCTGATTTAGGTGGTCTACCTCTACGCTTAGGCACAGGTGTAGCTATTTCTTTAGGAGCCATGTAGTTGCCTTATGTACACTTAAGATTACTGGTGGTTAGTGGAGACTAGCTAGGAGTGTTTAGAGAGTTTAATGATTAATCTCTAATCTCTCTTTGCTTGTCCCTAGCTTACGCTATTATTATACCATATTTTTACTGAGAAAGCAATACCTAAGCAGTATTTATTTTATATAATCCCTTTATTGTCTATATATAGATACCCTAAACTACATATAGTGTCAGTAACAAAGTGGTTGTGAATCAAATGCTTGTCATACATAAGGGGCTGTGTCCACATTAGATCCTTTTAGTAGACATTAGTGCACTTTAGTGTGTACTTTTAGTTGACTTTACCGCACTTTACTGTACACCGATAACCTAAATTGACCTTATTTTGTGTCAGGGAGGGTACCACTAATAAACTCAACAGCCATCCCCACCCCCCGCCCCCAATTCTGGCACCGGTAGGCAAAGTTGGCATGGTTATTGCACGGGATACAGTTGGCATGGTTCTTGCTAGTGATATAGTTGGCACGGTTCTTGCATGGGATACAGTTGGCATGGTTATTGCATGGGTTCATTAGGTGAACGTGTGTGTCAAGTAGGGTGCCTATTCTGGCACAGAACTTGCATGCTATAATATTGGCATGCTTATTGCATACTAGAATATTGGCATGCTTATTGCATACTAGAATACATGGCACGCTTATTGCATACTAGAATATTGGCAT